TAGAACGGGTTTGCCCTCGCTAGGTTTTCCACCCTTTCCCTAGCGAGGGTTTTCTTTTTTCCATAAGCGCCATTCGCTCAATAACTTTGAGCCTTTGCTTTGATTGCAGGTTCGACAAGCTGGCACTAGATTGCTGATGCCATGAACTCCACCGCGACTTATTGGCACAACATGATCCGCTTGGATTTCCCCCGATATTCCGCAATAAGTACATACAGAATCGTACAACTTTTTCAGGTCTTTGCTGAGAATAACGAAACTTTGATTAGCTCGCTTTTGGGCTTCACGCCTAGCTGTTTTTTCTCTGTTAGCTTCTGGATTCTGCTTGGCCCAAGATAATTCGTTGTTATTCTTTTTGTGCTTGTTCCTGTGATAGAACGCTAAGGAAGTTTGTCTGTTTTTTTCTGGATTCCGTTTCGTCCAGTCAGAAATGAGAGTGCGAATCTTGTCGCGATTGTTTTCGCGATACTCCTGTTGTTTGATTTTGACCTTTTCGCGATTGGCTCGGTAATAAGCGGATTGGATTTTTCGGTTACAACTTCTGCAACGAGATTGCAAATTATCTGACTTTTGACGATCAATATTGAAATCAGTGATTGGCTTTCTTTGCCTGCACTTTGAACAGGTCTTATACTGATTCATGTCGGACTCCTTGTTAGTCTGGCCACGCCCTCGGATGTTTGCGCATCGCGAGGGCACTTCTAATTATAGCCTGCAAGCCTGCCGGTACAATTTATGTAACAGATATGCGTCAACGCTTCTGTAGTGGTTCTGCGTCAACGCGACTGCGAAACTTTTGTTCATTCCACTAAGGAGAAATTACCTAATGAGCGATTTTGTGAAAAGGCAGCAAGAGCTCAAGGCTAACCTGACCATGCAGATCCGCGAAGTCATTGACGGAGCGGAAGCTGAGGGTCGTGGCCTTGACCAGGCTGAACTGACCAAGATTGAGCGCATCGAGGCTGACATCGAGAACGCGCAGCGTTCCATCGAAACCGCTTCGAAGGCTGAAGAGCGTGCCGCTGAGGTTGCTCTTGCTTCTCGCGGATTTGAGGTTGTTGAGGAAGGTCGCGGCGACGCTGAGATTTTCCGTTCAATGGCCCGTGGCGAGGTTCGTTTCCACGAGTTCAAGAACTCTGAGAAGCGTGCTCTTGTTGCTTCCGCTAACACTGTCCCTGTTGACTTCCTGGACCGCGTATTCAACCTTGCCAAGCTGGTTGGACCGTACCTCGAAACTTCTGAGGTGTTCGTCCGTGACAGTGGTGCAGACCTGCGCATCCCCGTGATGTCCGGTTACAGCACCGCCAACGAGGTGACCGAAGGATCTGCAATCGCAGAGTCCAACCCGACCTACTCCAGCATTCTGCTGAACCCTGCAAAGCAGGCGTTCATCGTTCAGCTCTCCAACGAGCTGGTTGCTGACGCTGGCTTCGACATCGAGGCTAACGTTGCTGAGCAGGCTGGTGTGGCTATCGGTACTCGTGCCAACACTGTGATCCACGCAGCTGTTACGGCTGTTGCTGGCTCCGGTGTGACAGCTGGAACCACCGACGCCTTCACGGCAGACAACCTTATCGACCTCGCTTACAGCGTTGACGGTATGGCTCGTATGCTGCCTGGTGCCGGATTCATGGTCAACACTGCAACCCTCGGCTTCATCCGTAAGCTGAAGGACAACGATGACCGTTACATCTACGACCCGACTGTTGGTGGTCCTTCCACCATCCTCGGAATGCCTGTTTACGAGAACCCTGCTGTTGACGGTATCGCTACCGGCAACAAGGCTGTGTTCTTCGGACACTGGCCTTCTGTGAAGGTTGCGACCACTGGTCTTGAGGTGAGCGTTTCTTCTGACGCTTACTTCGCCAACGATGTGACCGGTTACCGTTTCGTCTACCGCCTCGGCGCTGGCGTTGCTAACGGTGCAAACCACATCAAGTACCTGGAGCTTGCATAGTCCTAGTTCCATAAGCTGAAGGCCCTCGCCGTGTTGTAGGTTTCACGGCGGGGGCTTTCGCTATGCTAGGCGTCATGCCTACAGAGAAAATCAAGGGCCTTATCGCCTTAGCAAGCAATTCACCTGGCACTCCGACGGGTTACGGTCAGCAAGCCGATCATCTGGTTCGCTCACTTGTTGAGCATGGTGTGAAAACTGCTGTTCTCTCGAATTACGGGTTGGAGGGTTCGATTGATACGATCCGAACGAAGCATGGTGAGGTGTTGCACTATCCGCGAGGTGTTGCACCGTATTCGCAGGATGTGTTGACGACCTGGTTTGAGCATTTCCGCTCCCAGCACCCTGGTATCCCTGGCGCGATTATGACGCTCTATGACGTGTGGGTGTATAACGCTTGGAAGGATGAGGTGCCGGTGATTTCGTGGGTGCCTCTAGATCATGTCACGATGCCTCCGCAGGTTGCTTCGTTTCTGAAGCGTGAGAATGTGACTCCGGTGGCGATGTCACCGTTCGGCAAGCGTCAACTTGATGACACTGGTATTGATTCGGTGTATATACCGCACGCGATTGACACGACGGTGTATAAGAAAACAGACAAGTTCGACGGGATGCCGACGAGAGAGTTTATGGGTATCCCTGAGGAGAAGTTCTTGGTGGGGATGGTTGCAGCGAATAAGGCGAACGGGATTGTTCACCGTAAAGCGTATGCGGAGAATCTCTTGGCGTTCTCGATGTTCCATAAGAAGTTCCCTGATTCTCACTTGTATATTCACGCGGATCCTGCACCGGCTACGGGTGGGTTTGATTTGAAAGTGTTGTTGAAGGCTGTGGGGATTCCTCCGAATGCTGTGACGGTTGCTAATCGTGAAATGTTGCGCATTGGGTATTCGAGAGAGAATCTGGCCGCACTTTATACGGCATTCGATGTTCTCCTCGCTACTTCGTATGGTGAGGGGTTTGGTGTGCCGACGATTGAGGCGCAGGCTTGTGGCACGCGGGCGATTGCGTCAGGTTGGGCTGCGTCAACGGATCTCGTGTCGGAGGATTCCTGGCTGGTCGATGGTCAAGCCTTCTATGACGAGCCTCAGAAAGCTTTTTTCCAGATTCCGAATATGGGTTCGATTATGACGGCCCTGGAGGAGGCTTATCGCGCTGAGCGGGGATTCTCTGCGGTGGCGAGGAAGTTCGCTCTGGACTTTTCAATCGGCATGGTATTCGATAACTATTGGCTTCCGTTCCTCAGGAACTACTTTGCCTAATGCTCGCTCATTTCTATCATGTTTACGCTGACGGGGTATGGGAGGCTCCAGTCGAGGAACACTTGCATGCTTTGACCGTTTCAGGGTTGCTTGAAAACCTAGATGACGTGTTTGTGGGGATTGTGGGTTCACGGGAGAATCGCGCAGCAGTGAAGGAGCGCTTCCCGGCTGTTGTTATTGCTGAAGCTGATACAGGTTGGGAACAGTTGACGTTGCTGAAGTTGCATGATTATGCGATGAAGCATGAGGGCAAGATTTTCTACGCTCACACTAAGGGCGCATTCATGCCAGGGACTTTGCGTGATAAATGGAGGCAGGCCATGACCTATGACACTGTGACACGATGGGTTGACTGTGTTGAAGCATTGGATTCTCATGACATGGCCGGTTCCTTTTGGATGACATCAGATCGTGACGAGCACAAGAATCACAAGTCCTTCTTCGGTGGGAACTTTTGGTGGGCTAACACTCACTATTTGCGCAGTTTGTCACGAGTCGGTACAGATGATCGTTGGCAGGCTGAGGGTTGGGTTGGTTTGCTGAATCCGTCGGTGAAAGTTTTGAGGAACGGTTTACCGACGGCAGGGAACTTTGGGGTGCCTCATGCTGTTGTCTGATTTGAAAGGGAAACACGACGGAGGAACGATTTATGTTCTGGGGTCTGGGAAAAGTGTCGAGTTCTATGATCCAGAGTTCTTCTCCGACAAGTTGATTGTGGCAACCAATCAGGGTTGGTCGAATTGGTTGCCTCGCGTGAATTACATGGTCACGAAATATCATCAGATTGCGAGGGATTGGTGCAAGTCAGAGCGAATCGAGTTGCTCATTGTGTCGCGTGGTCAAAGCGGTCAGCTGAATGAAGTCATCGAGGATTCTGATGATTGGATTGTGTTCGAACATGAAGCAAACAAGACTGCCGACTTCGGTGCGCAACATTTCCCTGATGAGGGTCTTGTAGTGAGTTATTCGACAATCACATCAGCGATGCATTTGGCTGCACTCATGGGCGCTCGTCATATTGTCATGGTGGGAGCTGATTGTGGATGGTTGGATGATGATTCACAAGTCACAGGGCATCCCAATAGTTTGCGCAATCATGAATACCCGTTCTATTTTGATATTCAGAATCGAATTGTGGCCGATATTCTTCGAACACGTTTCGGTTGTTCTGTGTCATCCATGTTGCCTTTCGTCACACCGAATATGGAAGGCCATAAGTTTGTTTCACCGTTTGGAGCTTTGAATGCTTGAGAATCTGACGATCCCTGTGCTGAATCGATATGACTTGCTGGAACGGTGCCTGCAGTCGATTGACTATCCCATCAAGCATTTGCTCATCATCGATAACGGTGCCTCAACTGTCGAGCAGGACATTGAGGTTCACGTTCCTGAGATTGTGAAGTTCACGACCTATTTGCCGATGCCTGCGAATCTGGGTGTGGCCGCATCGTGGAATCTAGGCATCAAGTCTTTTCCGTATGATGATCGCTGGTTTTTCACTTCGAATGATGTGCAGTTTGAGCCAGGTGCCCTTCAGAGGCTCTCAGAGGCTCATACAGGCGAGATAACCCTTTCTCAATACTTTCCTCATTGGCATGTGTTTTCTGTCGGCTATGAGGCTGTCAGGCGCTTGGGTTTGTTCGACGAAGCCTTTTTCCCCGCATATTTCGAGGACAACGATTACAATACTCGCGCAAACCATCACGGGGTCCCGATTACGAAGGTCGACATCGATGTTCTGCACGATAACTCCTCCACACTGAAATCTGACCCTCATTTCATTCGACGAAACGGCCCAACGTTCCGATCTAATAACAAGCATTATGAGGAGAAGATTGCTCGCGGTGATTTCGGTGCTGGCGGTTGGGATGTGGAGCGTCGTAGAACGAACGGTTGGGAGGCTGACCGGTAGAATGGTAGCTGGAGGATTTTCATGGCTATAACGCAGGGCTATTGTTCACTTGCCGATGTGAAGGCTGCCGCTCGCATCACCGACACGATCGACGATAGCTTGCTGGAGCTGTCGATTGAGGCAGCATCACGCGAGATTGATTCTTACACTGAGCGCGTGTTCTATCAGACCGGATCGGAGGGGACACCGGTTGTACGAGTGTACGTTCCGCAGGACTTGTATGTGGTGGAAACTGACGACATTATTTCGGTGACCACGTTGAAGACTGACAGCAACGGTGATGGAACTTTCGACACCACGTTCGATGTGTCTGACTTTCAGTTGGAGCCGTTGAATGGTTTGGCTGGTGGTATCGAAACACCGTTCACTCGAATCCGTGCCGTGGGCACTTACTTGTGGCCGGTGTATGAGCCCCGCAATG